ATGTAGATAACTTTTTTCGAAACGTGTCGCATTATAATTTATTACAAATTTTATCGGTTAACTTATGTTTACGATTCGCGCACCCACACACTTGTTCGATCGTCTTCCCGGTTATAGTAAAAGCTACCTCCTTCTCGCACGCGTCGCATTGATGATCCGTCTTTATGGAATACGCACCTTTCTTCTTTTCCTTTTTTAGTTCCGTCAGGTTCAACTCCGTCCGCGCGATGTATTTGTTTACGTATGTCGTTAAATCCTTTAAAACGTCGTCGCTCCGCTGAGTACCCTGTTGTTTTTTTGAGATTTCCTTATACTTCGTTAATTCCATTTTCTCTACGATCTTGGGTGTGAGCGCGAATTGACGCCCTGAAAAATCTTTACAAAATCCATAATGACGATCGCGCATCGTCTCGCATTTACAAAAACATTTTTGACGAATAACATTCCCGATTATGTGAAACCATACGTGATTCGACCCGTGAGCTCTTTTCGTATTTTCACAATATCTCGAGGTCGTCGCCACTAGGTGTTGATTTTGATGTTTATATATGTGTGTGATGATTGCTCTCGATTGACCCTCCATGTTTTTTTGGATGAATTCTTGAAGTGTTAGTATGACCGTGCGATCGGTTAATTCATCGTTGGTTTGGGCGCTAGTAAAAGCTCCTTCGGTTTTACTTTTAGAGCCGACGATAACCCGGGGTTCCGTACCGTCTTTGGTTCGTAGGGTTGCCATCCACATGATGTCGACTGTGGGATTGGATGAAATTTTTTGCATGAATCCGAGTACTCCCGATTTGTATAAAAAAATGGGTAAATATTCACCTTGGATTAGTCGTCCCTTCTCACACGAATCACATCCTTTCCCCTGACATTCCTTACAGTTGACCATCTTGTGTGAATATGGCATTCGAAATCCACTCCCCTTGGTATTTCTTTCGGAACTACCATACACAGATAAATCAACAATATCATTCCAATCCTTTGATCCATATACCAATTGGAGGGTTGAGATTATATGGTCCCTCAGAGCTAGAGCGGACGACCGATTCACCGGGAAATTTGGCCAATTTATATGAACACCAGTCTTAATATAGTCACCGTGTGGTTTCGGTTTCGCGACAGATATCAACGCGTCGCGTCCACCATATTTATATACCTTGTCACAAATCACTCGACATATTCGTTCGACATGTTCAACCGTCAAGGCTTCATCGTCCTTATAGTCGAGGTCTACGAAAAAATTATATGAATCGAGCGTCTTTTGTTCGACGACGTATAATTTTTCCTTTTTTATATATTCGATATACTTCGCGTAAAATTCGTTCAATCTATCGTACGGTACGTATAGAACCCCTTTGTCCATTAAAACGTGCGATGGATTGGATTTTTTTTCATAAAATCCATTGTTTTTACACCAGGATTTGAACATGATACTTACGTTACCATGTATTCATTCTTTTAATCCCCTTCATCATGATGTCTCCATATCGATGTTCGATAAGATACATCCGGGTGGATCTCTTCACCCTCCGCGAGTTCCTTTTTCAAAACTAAAAGTTCATAGACCTTATCGTCCTTGTGGATTTCTATGAATTTTTCAGCTCTTTCTACTGTGTACGCGTGTCGATTTACGAGACAATCGTGGATTTGTTTTAAAATATAATTCTTAGACTTCATTATTTAATACTAAATGTTTTTCTATCGAGAGATGTCACACACGCGTAAAATTCTGGATTATTAAGAACATTTTTTTGAATCCTATCCCACATTTTTCGATTTTTAAATTCTGGAAGAGTTTCGAAATTCATGAAATCGTTTTCATCGTGTGTTCTCTTGATCGGTTGTTTTTGAATTTTTCTTAAATTCATTTTTGTTTTTTCGTCATTAAACTTCCTGATGAGGTCTAATTGTTCTGGTCGCGAGTAATCGACAAAGAATACAAATACATTATACTCTAAATCAACTGTAGGACTCTCTTTTACTATAAATTTAAACTCTGTATATTCTCCTTTCTTGAGGGAAACGACTCCACGCGTTTCCTCTTCAAGCTCTCTCAACGCGCAACGAAGGGGGTTGTAGATTTCTCGTCGACGACATCCTCCTGTAACAAAGATCCAATCTTTGAATCTTTTATCCCTGACAACTAAGAACCGAGGCTTATCACCAGTAAACGTAACCGGAATAGCGATAGCTTTATATTTTTTCATTGCGATGTCGCAAGTTATAATTGTCAGATATGTTAATTATCCGCCGTCTCGGCGGTGGATTCGTCGGTTACGACGGTGGTTTCAGTCTCTGGTTCTTCTTTGATCAAGATAGTCTTCGCGGGTGTACGAGGTGGAGTCGCGAGTTTATTACAGAATTTTTTGATATTCACCAGTTCGGTTTTTGCTAAAGCAAATTCCTTATATAAGTAAGCGGTCGCAGCGAGGCACACGATTAGTGCGACGATGGTCAGCGTTTCCCTATCCAGTGAGAGCATTTTATGTAATAGATACGCGTGATTCTTTTAAGCATGTATAACACCCATATGTGTTTGGGTATTTTCGGGACATGAATACCCCTTTTGGGCGAATTGTATTTCGTTATAATGTCCATCTTTACATGGAGCATTTGGCATTTCGGCTGATGATTTTGGATCTACGTATTTGTTTAACGTTCCAGATTTTGGATCATACGTTAAGACAAATATGAATCCCAACAAAAATATCAACTTCAGTAACATTTACTAGTAGTGTGTAAATTAATTCGAATAGGTAAGACCACCCATACCATTCTCAATTCTTAAAATATTATAGTTGACAGCGTACATGTCGGTATCAAACGATCCCGAGGTGCTCAAGAGACGAGCCGAGTCGAGACGACTGAAGTTTAGCGAACCTGTTGGCTGCAATTTAGAGGTGTCGAGGCAGAATGGATACAAGAAACGAGCCTCATCGTCGTCATCGAGCGCCGCGAATGGGGTGTGGTAATAGAGAGTGGCGGACGTGTAATGGGGGGACGCCTTCTTCGCGTCACCAACATCGGTACCGTTGATTTGAAGACGAACTTCACCCGCGGCGACACCGACACCACCCGACTTATAGGTCGAGACGAATTTGACAGGGTGGTTGAAATTGAGTTCCTGGATATTGGATCCACTCTGGACAGCGCGTTGAGTTTGGGTGACGAGCATGTTTTGTGGGGTCGACGAGAGCGCCGTGCGTTCATCGGTATCCAAGTAGATGAATTGTGTGTGAACCTCGGTGTCGGACGCCGGGGAAGAACCCCACGTGATTCGAAGTTCGACGTCGTGGTATTGAAGCGCCACCAATGGAATGGCAGATTGGGCGTTCTCACAGAAGGAGAACCGGAGTGGGTAAAACGCCGCCTTGTCCGCCGACGCCGCGACGAGGGACTTGGAATACGTTTGACCCAAGAGCGCCGGAGCGATATAGAGAGAAAATTCCGAGGTTTGTTCATCAATGACTTGTCCGCCGATCAGTACCTCAACCTTCTTGATTTGTGCCTCCCATTGAGCCTTGGTGCGCTGGGTACCGGCGCGGTTGGAGATGTAGACATATCCGATCATATCACCTTTCCTCTCGAAGCGAACCGTCGAGATGCTCCCCGCGGATGGATTTCCCTGGAGAACCTGGGTTTCGACCGTTTGGGCGAAATTCGTGTGTCGTCGATAGTTCGACCTGAAGAAACTGACCTCTGGTTTTCCGACGATGTGAGCGTCTTGCGCGCCGACGGCGACGAGCTGTGCGATTCCGCCAGACATGTTGTATATTATAGTAAACGATTATTTTTTTTTGGATTTTATACTTTTTACATGTGGGATGCGCATGTAAAAAGTAATCTCACCCGGCAGCCGTATATTTGCCGACGATTCACCTGTGATCCCATGTTGATATGCTATACTCGACGCGTAAATAACTATTTATTCAAAATTATACGCAAATGTTCTTCGGCTTGTTCTTTTGTAATAAATGTACCTAGATGCTTGTGTTTATACATAACTTTCCATTTGTTATAAAGTTTAAAAACACACCCTACTCTTTTTTCTCTTTTTTTGTTTGTACCATCTGGTTTAATAAAATTTTCTGGATCTATCGTGTACTCTTTCAATACTTCTATGGCTTCTTCTTCTGTATTGAAAGCACCTTGAGATAAATACATGTATTTACTTTTGATTTTTACGACTGGTACATAACCGGTTTTCATTTTTTTAGCGAATCCCAAATAACCATCTCTATTAATTTTATAATTTATCATACCTTTCGATATATTACCCTTTAGTAAATCAGATAATTCCTTTTTATTATTACCACCTGCGGAACAATTATATCCATTGGGTGCCAGTGAATTGTAATGTTTTATCCAGTGTATCTCCCTTTCATCTAATAATTCATCAGAAACTTCTTCTAATTTTTCATATTTCATTTCATCTCCGTATTTATCTATTGCTCGTTTAAGTAAGGTGCAATTAGTTGAACTTTTTTTATGCCCTTTTATCCTTTCTTCAAGTGTATGTATAGTCTGACCTATATATACTTTATTTGAAGGGTTCGTTATCTTATAGATAATACCCATATATATATATCAATAGTTTTACTTCTTTAAGTATGGGACAACATATTTAAAAAAGTATTCTCACCCACAGAGATTCGAACTCTGGTTGATCGGTTAACAGCCGACATTCCTAAACCACTGGAAGATAGGTGAATATCCAGCCACCATGAATCGAACACGGGACAATCTGAGTTTTGATCACTAAATTAATAGTGTTATTTAGCTTTAATTACGCTACAATCAGATGCTCTACCAACTGAGCTATGGCTGGGGAGCTTCTACCTGGATTCGAACCAGGGATATTGGATCGGCTTCACATTTTGTCAAAGTCCAAGGTGATGACCACTACACCATAGAAGCTATGTTATCATCACTCTTCACTTCTTTAACCTCGTTAATACATTTAAATCTATAAATAATTAATGAAAATAGACCCGCCGATACGTTCGTTATGATCATCGGTATGATC